AAAATGGTTAATGACAATATCAATGTTACGAAATATTATATCTCGTACCTTGTTAAGGTCAAGTTGTTTTTTGTCATTTAAGACATTCATTCCACAAATCTTTTACTGTATTCGTACCACAACAATCCACAATTACCCAAGGCGTATGAGAACCACATTAAACTATGAGGGTAATCTTTTTGAATGAGATTCCCTATAAATACCGCTGCATAACATATTGTGGCTATGAGTATAGCAATAACTGTCATTATTCTTCCTCTTCAAAAGGAGCATCGGCACCTTCAATAGCACCATCGACACTTTGTGCTACTACTCTATTCTCATCCCTAGTTCTGAGTTCTAATAATCTAGCATATTCACCACGCATATTCATATTGATATAATTACCATCCTCCATGCCAGGACCATGTCTAGATGTAATAGGGACCAATTTTCTGTTTCCACCTCCTGGTCCATCTTCGGCAATTTCTTCTGGTGATTTCATCTTAAATATAGAAAACGATGTACACAACCAAACCAACCTATCAGAACCACTAACTGTGTCAGTGGATTCTCTGGTTATTCCATCTCTATTTAATTGTACAAATGCAAGACATGGGAAATCATACTTAACTGCTAGATTATGCAACTCTGTAATTTGAAATCCTAACGCTTGATATTCCTGAATATGACCAGAAATAGATCCTGAAGACATTAATTTTAAATAATCATAAACAACAAGACAAGGATTAGTACGGCCATTCTCATCCTGTCCTACATCCTGAATTAACCACCGTTTAATAATATTCATTATCTGATCAAAGGACTTACCAGCTACACTAGCATAGTTATACGGCATGTCCTTAATTTCGTCAACCGCATTTTGTATATTGACGATCTTTTCTTGTTCATCTACGAATTTACCAGTAGCAACGTCATTAATAGGTATACTACTTAGATTAGATATAATTCTGTTTAAATGATCTTCCTGTGACATTTCCGTATCCAGCATAAGCACTGGAATACCCTGTCGAGCCACATGGATAGCTACATTATCACCAAATACACTTTTGCCCACTTTAGGACGGGCGGAAACTAAGTCTACACACTTTGGTCTCAGTCCTCCACCTATAGCAGCATCATATCTATTATAACCAGTGGATACTCCAACTTGGTCACAACGATTCTCCATAATGGATTCTAAGTACTCATCAATACCTTTTCCTAGTTTTTCTGATCTATTATTTCCATCGTCCTCACGTAGAAAATCAGTAATAGGGCTTTCCATGAGATTAATAATCTCATCGATACTTTCGTCACCATTTATATTTTCTACATCCTTGGCTATTGTCAGTGTAAGCTTTTTTATCTTGCGTGCAAATTCAAACTTTTTGATTTGTGCAGCAAAATAACATACATTATCCTTCTTAATAGGAAATTCAATTAATGAATTAATGTACTCCAGTTCTTGCGTTGAATTAACTACATCTGATAAATTTAATTGTTCAGCAGCAGATAATATTGCTGGAGGATCTATTTTTACTTCATTTTCTAGAATCTTCTGTACGCACTTATAAAGAACTTGATTGTTCTTATGTGTAAAAGTGTCAACATCTATAATGTCGCATATTTCCACATAGGCTTCCATGCCATATGAAAAAAGTCCCGCCAGAACTGCTCGTTCTGCACCAACATCTGACAATTTATGAGCCATTAATTATTGTCCACCACACTTATTGCAACGATGAAATTCGCCATACGCAGTTCTTGGGTCAATGTTAAAAGATTTGCCACACACATGACACTCAACTCGTGTCTTTTTAGGAGATTTTCTCCTTCTTGATACTGGTTTGTAGTCAGGTGTTTCATTCAAATCGTCCCTATGTTCACTAAAATCATCGGTCCAAGTATTTTTACCGGCTTTCACTGTTCTGTCTTCCCTCTTTTGTTTGGTTCTTGTTACAGAAAAATCATCATTGACTTTTGCTGACGGAGTTGCCTTATCGGCGGAAATACTTTCATTACTAGAAAGTAACTGTTTTAACAATTCATTTTTTTGGTCATCAGTGAGGTCACTAATATTTATATTACCAACATTCATTTTCGCTTACCTTTCTCTAATAAGCATTCGGCCATCCTTCGTACATTAAATTCTTTAGTCTTCAGAGATCTAATTCTAGATTCTGCTACGTTTTTGAATTGTATTAATTTTTGAGCAGGAACATTTTCTTGTGTAATCATAGCCACTTTGACATCATGGCTAGCATAAATATTTTGCACTTCTTTGTATTCGCGGGCAATTATTTTGTTAATAGATTCTTCACAAAAAGCTATTACATTTTCCTGTCTTGATCTTTCGTCATTTATATGGTCAGCATATCCATACATCAAAAATGCATAATTAAAACAATCATCCTGTGAGATGTTATTTAGTTCATCATACGAAAACGACTCAGCTTCTTTTAGTTCTTTGCGAAAATTTGAAACTCCTAAATTTTTATTTTCTATGTATTCGTCAATTCTATCGAGGAATTGTGTCAACCTTTGCTCTACATTAGAACTGTTCAATTTGTTCTCTCCAAGTATCTATATCGTCACTGTATTTTAAAACAATCAGTGAGATCCCATTAAGTTCACACCAATCTTGTTTCAACTTGTCTCTTTTAAGAGATTCCTTGAATCCAGCAGTAGTTTTATGGAAAAATTTAGAATATTCGTAATGCTGTTGACCATGAACTTCAATACCAAGCTTAACATGTGGAATAAAAAAGTCAAAGGAACAATGTGGATTTAAATCCTTTGTTTCTGCTTCCGGGAAGTTTGACTTCTTCAAGAATCCAATGACTACCATACATATCGTTTAACATTTTCCGAGCCGATAAATGAAAATTTTGACCTTGGTCTTGGGTCATTGTTTTTTACTACTATATTTATGCAAATGCAACTTGTAATCTAGGTTATTAAAACCTTTAACTTTACATAACAATCTCAATTTATTTTGTAGTTAGATCACAAAGAGTGGGATATTTAGTTAAAAATTCTAGATACCTTATCAACACCTTGAACCTTGAAAAACTTTTCTATTTCTTCAGGGTTGTCAACATCTACATCCTCTTCCTTCAATACTTTTTGTATCTCTTCATTATCGCTATCATCTATAAATGCATTCAAAGTGAACCATGAGCCGGACTTTTTAATGAGTGATAGATCAGCAGCGACATTAGCTACTTCTTTAGCCTCATCTATGCCAATACCATATCTTATCCAGCTTTCTGTTTTTGTATTTGGGATTCCTCCAGCAGCAGAAGTTTTAATCAACCAATTGACTTTTTGACCTAAATCTTCTCCATTGTTAGACTGCCAACGCTCCTTATGTGTTATTACCATGTTCGTGCTAGCTTGATACTGCAACTGATTCCCACTGTCGGATTTCTTTTCGGGACTCCATTTAGAACCACCAGTGTTGGCTATATTGTGAGTAATACAAATCATGATGATACGATTTTGCCTAACATCTGACGCAATTCTTTTTAAGAAAATTGCTAACAATCTAGGTAACTGTGCCCTTACTCTAGATGTCAATTCACCAATCATCTCTTCTTGTGGCAACATATTAGATATAGAATCAACTATTATAACCGCACCCTCATCTGACTTAACCACATCTGTTATAAAGTTTAGATATTGCTCAGCAGATTTCATTTCATCATGAGGCCCAATAATATTTACGTCATCAACATTTAGACCCTTAATTCCTTCAAGATGCTTTCTCTCTAATCTACATTCAGTGTCTACATAATAGACTCTCTTACCCATAGCCTGTGCTTTACTAGCAATATGTAGACAAGTAATACTTTTNCCTGTTTTAGGGTCACCTGTCATTACAACAACTTGACCTTCCATTAGTCCGCCACCTAAAGCGTCATCTAACGCAGGAGAGACACTAACATTTTTTAGGTCTAAGATACTATCTAAAACCTTATTTCCCTTAGTGATTATATCACCATGCACTTTATGTAATGAATTACAGATATCATCGTTCTCGAATTTAGCTGTCTTGTTATTCTTTCGTTTCGTCATTAAATTTCATATTCCTAAGTTTGCTAAGTTTTGACTTTTTTCCAAATCCAAATGAAGTAGATCTACTTGTTGGGTTCTCTTTTATATCAAGCTCTTGACGTTTGTCTAGACTATCCTTAACTATTTTGTCATATTTTTCAATTATAGGGATGGCACCCCCATGTTTCAATGAAAATATCCTTTGAAGGTCAAACTCAGGAGAGCGTATTGCTTTAAGAATACCAGCCTCACTATATTTCTTTAGTAACTTATTAGCCTCAATTATTTGGTGTAAAAAGGTAGTAGTCCACGGGTCTTTATTCCAAAATTTATATGGCAGTGAACCTTGGTTTTTAAACTCTGCATTTTTCATACACATGATTTCTGCAATATAAGCAGCACATGTGCAATAATCACCAGTAGACTGATGTTTATATTTGCTTTTTTCAGTTCTTTTTCGCATAAATCAAGGCTTCTTCAAAACAATCTTTAATATCGTCCGTAAATTCTTTGTCAACAACTAACTCAGGCACTAACCACATTTTTTTATGTACCTTTTCTTTGTTTAGTATACCAGTCGTAAAGTAATGCCTTGTTTGTCCACCAAATTGACCCATAGCAGAACGTATTAGATAAATACCTTCTGCGTTTGTTAAGTCTATATCTACTTCATGAGAACGAAATTGCAATGATAGTTCTTGTATAAAGAGATCCTCTTCATCACATATCTTTTTGAGAGACCTCCATGCTTCATATTCATCATAATAATGTTCTTCACCGTTTGTTAGCCGGACGTTAATCCAAATAGCATGTTTATTTGATCGATAGTGCTGAAGCCACTGATCTCTATTTTTCTTCATTTATTCTTTCCAGTACCAGTGATGCATGAAGACTGCCTAGAGGTTATAGTGCTACTAGTAGACTTGATATCATCGCTCATTTGTGACGCATTCTGTGTCATAACAACAGAACCATTTCTAATACCAAATTGTGAACCAACAGTAAACGCTTTTTCTTCTTCTTCTTTTTTAAGTTTTTTACACTTTATAATATGTCGTTTTACAAGTACTTTAGCTCTGTCAAGCTCTTTAGATATGTCGTCTACACTCATTGTGTCATGTTTTTCTTGGATATAAAACTCTTCTGCTTTTCCTAGCGGTCCTTTTTTAACCATTGATAAACCCCCTTTGTGCTCTAACAATATAAATATTGTTTTTTGTTTGGAGATACAGCATATAAAAATCAAATGTAGATTTTGAAACTCTCTTCATTGTAACAATTTCTGTCCTTTTTGATTTAATACGAGATCGCAAGGGGTCAGATATTGTACCATCATTCTGCATTCTTACATAGTGATGGTCTATATTATCTTTAAGAATAATTTTGGCGAAAACAATTTCATTGGGATTTGAAACCTCTTTCCCGTCTTTATTGAAAGATACAATGTCGTGTTGTTCTTCCGGTAATAAATTTGCATCTGCAATAAAATTAATATCTGTCATATCTTACCTTCCATAATGTATCTTTGCTTTTGTCCGTCTGTCATTTTAGCTATATCTCTATTTGTAGCTGGCATATTCTTGTTTACTGGTTTCTTATTGTTTTTGTTTTTAGCTGCAATCTTATCTTCTATTTGGCTTTTATTTTTTTTGTAGTTATGATCCGCTAACTGACCAATAGTACTAATATCATTACATATTACGTGAGAACCTCCATACATTACTCTTTCTAAGGTGCTCTTTCCACAGACTTCACATTTATTTAATGGTTTATCCTTAATAGATTGTTCAACTTCTAATTCATGATCACATTTGTTGCATTTATAGTGATAAGTAATCATTATATTTCTCCTGACATTATTCAACGATGTTAAAAAATGGTTTTCCTTCAGGGTCTATTAATACTTCTATATCATCATCGTTTAAATATAAATCTAGATTTTTTCTCGTAAGTAACCCTTAATGTTACATCATCACAGCCAATAATACTAAATTTAGTGTCTTTGGACATACTGGCTAAACAAGTGCCATTTTTCAATATATGCTTAACTGGCAAGCCCTTGACAGAATCATTTATTGTCACAACCTTTGCAAAAGTCCCCAACCCATCCAGCGTAACCGTCAATACTTATCTCACGAATTACTATATTATTCATAACTATCTCCTCAGTCTACATCTTCAAGAGCTGTCAATATTTTACCAATAATACTATTACGCTGAATATCGCTGTAGTCAAAGTCTATTGTAGACACACCTGGTACATCTTTCAGTCTGTCAATACATATTGACAATCCGCTCCTGTGCTTAAGATCTGTTTGGTCTATATCTCCATTAATTATAACTTTAGAATTTTCACCCATTCTGGTGATAAACATTTTAATTTGTTCAATAGTACAGTTTTGTGCCTCGTCCAGTATCATAAATGAGTCATGAAAAGTAGAGCCACGCATAACCTCTAAAGGTTTATAACAAATTCTATCGTTATTAAAATAATGACCCCAATATACTTGACCAAGGAAGTATTTAAAATGTTCTTGCATCGGCATTAAATATGGTGATATTTTTTCTAATATGCCACCCGGAAGAGACCCAATATCTTTACCTGTGCAAACTAGAGGTCTTGCTATTATTACCTTGTCTATTTCGTCTTTATGAAGGTCACCCGAAGCTATTCCAGCAGCTATAAAGGATTTTCCACTACCACTGGGGCCGGAACAAAATACAACATCATTTTCTCTAATTGCTCTAATGTATTCTTTTTGATTGTTAGTTCTTGCTGTAAGAGGTTTGATTTTTGGCGTTGATTTTTTAGTACGTCGCTTCATTATTACTTTCTATTGGTTTGTTGTTAGTTACCAGAAGAACCAAAGCCTTTATCTTTTCTTTCCGTGTCTGTTAGTTCTGTAGACTTAGTCATTTTAAATTTTGGGACTTCTTGGAATAAAATTTGTGCAATCCTGTCTCCAGCTTCTATTTCAACAGGCAAAGGAGAAGTATTCAATAGGCATACTTTTATTTCTCCTCTGTAACCCGAATCTATTACTCCCGCTAGTACATCAATACCTGTTTTAACAGATAATCCAGATCGTGGCCAGATCAAACCAACAAATGAGCTTGGAATTTCTAAAGAAATACCAGTAGAGATTGTTTCTCTGCAACGTTCGGGAATAACCAATGAATGAATTGAATATAGATCCCATCCAGCATCCGAATCATGTGACTGAGTCGGTGCATGTGCGTTGGGTGCGAGTAGCTTGTATCTAATTTGCCAGAAATCACCCATAGATCTTTCAATTGGCTCTAAAAACGGAGATCTTTCTTCTATATCTGTTCTTCCTAGATGATGGGGTTGTCCGCTAACAATGTCGTAGTCCGGGATATCTAGTTTAAATAAACGTGTCGTTGTAAGATCGATGATCCTCATTATTCTATCTTTTAAGCGAAGCTTCATTATTGACCTCTCAAATCTAGTACTCCAACGCCGTTTGCAACATCCTCTACCTTAAAACCATATTTTCCAACTTGCAACAATAACGTTCCTTTAATATGAAAATCATCAACTACCACAATACACTTCTTATCTTTAATTTTATTAAATTGATCTAGAGTTTCTCGTGGGTCATTACTGCCATCTAGATAATAGATGTCATAATCTTCTTCGTTAATATAGTCTATAGCATCTCCACATACAATATTTATTGGATATTTTAACACTTGTGCAGCAAAAACTGAATTAGCTAAATGGTCTAGATTGATATCTGATACTACCAACTTGCCGCCATGCGTTTTAATGTATTCTCCAAAAATCAAATCGCTCCAACCAGAACCTACTCTCCACGCAGCTTTAAAAGTCTCTATAGCTCCCACTTGAAAGATCTTAACAGGATTAGGGTGAAATTTTTGTAAGATATCATCAAATATATAATCCCTAGTCGGAATGCCTCCTAGATCATTTTTAGCATCTCTAAATAATATATTGTAAGCCAACATAAAGTCTGATAAGGGCGTAGGCGTATTCATTATTATTTCCTTAAACTTGACTGGCTGTAAGAACAAATAGGTCAAGATATCCTTTACTGTCACTATATTTTGGCTGGATAGGACTACCGTTATGCCATAATTCATCATCTTTAATTGTGACTATAGTACCGTTTGATATTGGTAATTTAATAAACGGCTCTTCGCCTCTTTGATGATATAACATCAATTCACCACCCGTGACGTTGTGACGATTAATACCAATAAAGCCCACAAATTCGTATCCATCTTGATGTACGCCTTCTGGTGATACTTCTGCCTGCTCGTCAGATGTTATAATCCTAATTTGATGTATGTGAATTTGATCTCCAAAGTCAAGATTACTTACTACACAAAAGCTGTGTAACGCCTTCAGCATAGCACTACTAAATAGCACATTTTTACTAATAGGTTCAAATTTTCTATCAATGTCACCTTGATGTTTATTATATTTAGATGATTGGTTAAAAGTGTCTGTATCCAACACTTCTAATTCGTCACGTAGTAGATATGATTTATCCAATACATAACCCGCTAACTCCACTAAGTTGTATTTTCTTAGTCTATACTTACCATCTTTATGATCTGTTTCTGGTAAGTCATTGAATGAAGGCTGTAGTTCTTTGACAAATGCGTCATCTAATTGGTCAAATCTAATATTAAAAGAGGTCATACCAACTCCTTTATAGGCGTTCTATGTTCTAATAAATATTGTGGACGACCGGTATTATCCATAATAGTTTGAGTGGTTGCATCGATACCAAGACCTTTATACATTGTAGCACAAATCTCTTGTGCATGTACAGGTCTATCTACGGCTTCTTCACCATATCTATTGGTTGATCCAATAACCTGACCATGCTTAAATCCTCCACCGGCTATTAATGCACAACTTACTTTATTCCAATGGTCTCGACCAGCATCTTTATTGATTTTTGGGGTTCTACCAAATTCACCCCACACAACAATAGTTACATCATCTAGTATGTCACGTTCATCTAGATCTTCAACTAATGCTGTAACAGCTTGATCTAATCTTGGACCATGATGACGAACCAAGTCAAAATTATGATTATGACTGTCCCATCGACCATAGTTTAATGTTACAGACCTAGCACCAGCTTCCACTAATCTGCGAGCTATTAAGAATTTTTCATTATTAGTAGTAGCTCCATCATAGCTATACTGTAAAAGGTTTTCCAGTACCATATCTTTCACGCACCTTCGGATCTTCTTTAGATAAATCTAAAGCATCTAATAGATTAGTAGACTGCAATACATCAAAACTCTCTTCTGTTAACAACTTTATTGGAATATTGAATGTATTAACATCACTTAATAATATTTGTCTTTTATGAAATCTATTTTTATTGATGTTTAATTTAAGGTTTTTCATCATTTCGCCATTAGGACTAAATGACTGGTATGCCGTACCTAAGTATCCGGGTTTTTCAAAATCAAACCATTTATTATAAGATGTATTTTCAAGCAGTGTGATATTTGGTGGCACCGCAACAGACACCGGGCCTAACACTTTAGCTGTAACAGGACCAATTGCTGGATAAGTTGATCCAGAAACTTTATCTTCTCTAGACCAACCAGTTGCACATTGATACCCATCATGTTTAGGGCTACAACCTACAACAGACCTTATCGCTGTAAATTTATCAAACATCGAAGCGATCATTGGAAAACATTCACCAATTTGAATGCCAGCAATATTAGTAGAAATTGGATTAAACTCTCCACGAATTTCAGAGGGTGCATTTTCCTTGATATCCCACATATCTTGATGTGGAGGACCACCACCTAGAAAAACATTGATAAGTGCTTTGTGCTGAGTATTATTTTGTGTCTGTGCCTGTACTATTTGAGGCAAAGACATAAGACCGAATCCACCTGCGGTTAAGAATCCTCTACGCGATATAGTCATAAGAGATCTCCCAAATCTACATCTTCTAAATCATTAGTACTAGCTCCAATTTTATAACTGGTAATTTCATGCTCCTGTGGTGCTACTTGAACAGCTTCACTATTCATCCATGGATCAGTCCAGCCAGCTATTGGGTTTTTACCAACACTTTCATAGGGCAACCCGATATTACGCCTTCTAGACATACATAGCCAATCAATGTACTGATGCATAACGGCCTCATTTAACCCAAGAAGGCTACCATCTTTAAACAAGTAGGAAGCCCACTCCTTTTCCTCTTTAGCTGCTGAGTCAAACATCTTACATGCATCTTCTTCGCATTCTTTTGCTACCGACATAAATCCTTCATCTTTAACAGACTGTAATATCTTAATAATTTCTTGCGTATTATATAGGTGTAATGCTTCATTCTCTTTTAATCAGTTTTACGATATCCGCATTGCCAATCATCTTCTTGTTTTCCGCTAAAAGCAAATGCACAAACAAAAGAAACATAAAACCTTACAGCTTCTAAGATATTCACACTAATCAATGTCATGTATATCTGTTTTTTTAATCCATTTAGGTCTTTTGAAAGCTTCATACCCATTAAATTATCATAGTCTCTAATAGCTGTATCCGCTCGTTTCATTATCTCTTTATCTGTATAGATACTGTCAAATACTTCTGAAGGATTAGGATAAACATTTTGTATGATATATGAGTAACTGTAAGTATGAATACCCTCAAAGAATTCCCAAGCACCAAGCGACATGAACAATTCTGAGTTTGATACATATTTAGATATTGTAGGCACACCTCTACATATGACACCATCCAGCATAGTTTGATATTTTAGATTAGAAGTGAAAATGAACCTATCATTATCTGACATAAGATCATCATCTTTAAAATCATTACGGTCCTTTTTCAACTCGATCTCTTCTGGAGACCAAAAGAATTCTCTCTGCTTTTTATACAGGTCGTAAAATACTTGGTACTTTATTTTATCCAAACGTGGAACACCTAAGTCTTCACCAAGAAACAATGGTTGTTTTAGCGGGTCAACTAATTTTTTATTTAAAATCGTTTGCATTGAATCCTCTAGTCTGCGAAATCGTTAATATGTTTTCTAATTTCGTCGCCCTTTTCCCAATCTATGTTTTCGTCTGGCTGCATTGCAGGCTCGGCCCATCCATAGTCACCTCTATCTACTCTAATTCTTTCCTGCAATACCGTTTTTACTTCTATAAGAGTATCTTCTATTTCTTCACATTTATTATACAGGAATATAAAACATACAAGGAATACGCCAGACGCTAATAGATTTCTCCATACCCAAATAGAGACTGCAGATATTCTTTTTTCTTTATCTGAGAGTGTGGTTGGCATATTAACCTCCTATTTTGCAAAATTATTAATTTGTTCTCTCATACGATTGCCTGTCTCCCAATCTATGCTTGCTAATTTCTGCAGCCCTTTGGGGTCTTGTAGCACATCTTCAATATTTGGAGCCATAGAGGGATCATCCCACCCATAGTCACCTCGATCTATTTTAATTCTCATTTGTACTATTTTTTTAAGTTCTATGAAGTCACTATTAAGTGTATTTAACTGGTCGGCAATTCGTTGATAAAACACGGCAAAGAAAATATATTGTACCAATAATATTGCAGTGATACAAGTATATGCCAATATCTTCTTAAATAGCACAAGCACCTCCTTCACATCCCATTTCTTTTTCGGTCTCACCATCTCCATCAGGAGTATTGGCATAGTAAAAAGTTTTCAAACCGTACTTGTAACCATATATTTGGTCTTTAATCAATGTGCTCAGTGGGATATTTCCATCTTCATAATGTGAATAATTATAATAAAGATTTGTGCTAATTCCCATATCTACAAATTTCTGCAAAACAGCGGCGGTATCCATAAGGATTTTATTATCCTTGATATCCCAAGCCATTGTGTAATAGTTCTTACGAGAATAATAATTTGGAACTAATTGTTTTAGTACGCCATTTTTAGCCTTCTTGTATAGAAGCCAGCTACGCACTGGTTCAATTCCATTTGTACTGTTTTGAATTACACTTGAGGATTCACAAGGCATAATAGCAGAAACAGTCGAATGTCTCAACCCATATTTTTTAATTCTTTTTCGTAAATCTTTCCAGTCCATATTGTACTTAGGTTTCACTAAGTTGTCAACTGATTTTTTGTACCAATCTATTGGCAGGAGACCTTGAGCATATTTTGTATCATTGAACTTTTCACACGGACCTAGAATTTCTGCTAATTTACAGGAAGCATTCAACAAATGCCATTGAATTTTTTCCATAATTTCATGGATAAATTCTAAAGAATCTTTTTCGCCATATTGCAGTTTGTTCTTCGCTAGTAGTCCAGCAAGATTAGTGACACCGATGCCCAATGACCGTCTATTTTTTGTAAAGTTTTCTCCAGTCTTTCGACGGGATAATCTTGGTAGTCAATAACCCGTTCTAATGTATTAACCAGTACGTCGCAAGTATTTTTCTATATCATGATCCGAATTTAGTTCTAATAAATTTAAAGCACCTAGTATACAAATACCAATTTCACCTTCGGGATCATTAACATGCTTAATCGGCACAGTTGGTTGTAGAATCTCTTGGCACTAAGTTTGACTATTTTTACAGGTATTGTCCAAGGACTACCGTCATTACAGTTATCAATGTTCATTGAATAGATTCTGCCGGTCTCCAGTCTTTCTCTAGCAAATACTTCTGCAAGTTTTCTAGCTGGAATTCTTTTTCTTAAATTTTATACTGTAAGCATTTTCGTACTTGAGGTAAAGTTCCTCAAATTTCTCATTGTCACCAAACGCTTCGTACAACCCCTTGCATTCATTAGGATTAAATAAGGTTATGTCTTCATTTTTAATCAATCGGTCATAGAAAATATGACTGAACTGGATTGAATAGTCCAGCTTTCTAACCCTATTGTCATCGGTTCCTGCATTATTTTTTAGAACTAAAACATCTTGAATTTCATAATGCCAAAATGGTATGTGAACAGTCGCAGAGCCTCCACGTAATCCATTTTGACTTGTGGATTTAACAGCGGATTCAAAGTTCTTAAGATATGGAATAAGGCCCGTATGAATAACTTCTCCACCTCGGATAGGAGTAATTAATAGGTCTAACCCTACCGATATTTAAGCCAATTCCTGCACGTCGAGCAGTGTACCTACCTACCGCATGCACAGAAGAAAAGATACTATCAAGGTCATCATCAACGTCTACAAGTACGCATGAGGCGAACTGTTTAATGGTAGTACTAACACCAGCCATAATAGGTGTAGGTAAATTAATTTTAAATGTAGAATATGTCTCATAAGCCTTCTTTACTTTTTGAATGTCATCAAAAAGACACATAGCTATCAAGATATATGCAAACTGAGGAGTCTCATGAAGCTCACTAGTAGACCTATTTTTTACGAGGTACTTATCAATTAATTGCTGAAGACCGGCATAGGTAAACAAATCATCACGACTGTGATGCATAAATGTTTGAATTTTATCAATCTCTTCTTTGT